TAAAAGTATGCTAGTATACTTTTAGTAGCAAAAAAACTATAAATCTATTTAAATAGGAGGATTAAAAAATGGAAAATAAAAAAGTTTTGAGAGTTTACGGAGAGGATCCTTGCTTTTACGGGCGGAAAATATCTTTATATGGAATACAGCATGGCCGCGTTGATTATGCTGCTTTAGGTGGATCTTTTGATTGCATCCTGAATAACAAGATAATGTTTTGCGATACTTTAGGATATGAAAGCTGGGAGCTTGTCAACGGCTCCGATTATGATTATTTTAACGGGGACGGAGACGAGATAGATTACGAGGCTTTTTGCGACTTAGAGGATCAGGGCTTGGATTGCAATGCTGAAATGAAGGAATTTTTCCAGTATTATATCATATCTGATAGGGGAGCCGATATTTTAAAGGAGTGGACTAATGAGACAGTATGGTATAATGAGTATATAGATTGCTATTTGTGGGGCGTTACTCATTGGGGGACTAGCTGGGAGTACGTTTTGACTGATATAGAGTTTACAAAGGAATAATATCTATATTTTATGGAGCCGGAAACAATCCGGCTCCATTTTTTTTATAAAAAACATAAAAATAATACTTGTAATATGTTTAGCAGTATGTTAATATAGTTTTATCTTAAAAAAATACTTTTAATAGGAGGATCAAAAAATGCTATACTCTAAAATTGCAGTAGACCTACAGCCTACAGACTACAGGAAAAGCTTTTACGGAAAGGCCCAGGTTATTTATTCTGGGGATGACCTGTTTTTGCAGTCATATGATACCATTGTTTGCGGCATAGTAGCTGGAAAGTTTGAGAAGTATTGGCCGGGATATAGTGCCACTACAATGAGGCATATAAACAGCTTTATAAATAGCTTTTCGCATATGGCCGATAATATCACCTGCCAATCAGGCGGAAAAGCTTTTTGGGAGAGCCTGGACACGGTCCCGGCTCCTATACATCCGGTAACAGCTAGTTATAAAATAAATCCTGTATATTGATATAGCTTTATAAAGCGTTTAAAGCCCTTTTTCAAGGGCTTTATTTTTTTAGGCTATATTATAAGCCCTGGAAGCTAAAACGCCAAAAAAGCCCCTTTAAATGCTTTATGAGGGTATGCCAGAAAAGCCCTATATAGTGGCAGCCGGAAAGCTGGGAGAAAATAACAAAAAATCTTAAAAAAGGCTTGTTTTTATATTTGAATTGTGATAGAATACATTTGAAATATAAAAACAGGCTTTTTTAGTCTGAATCTATTTAGTTAGGAGGACATAAAAAATGGATGCAAGAAAAATTGATATTGTTTTCAAGTGTAGCTTAGTTTTTGTGATTGTTTTTATTGTAGGCTTGTTATATGCTGATACCAAGATACAGGCAAACACTATTCAGGCAGTTAATATGGATCAGTATTATGCAAAGCTTTTACAGGTAAAAAGCATAAATGAAGATTCTGGAAGCGGTAAAGGGAGAGTTATTTTTATAAACAACAAAAACTTTCCTGTAGAATATAGCTTTATAACAGATATAGAGGATATAGCAGAAGGGAATTTTTACAGCTGTATAATGGATAGTAATGATACTGTATATATAATGGATGATATAGTAGTAAGCATTAGCAGATATGAGCGGCCGGACCTGTGGTAGTTGCAAATAAATTCTTTTAAGAGAGGAGGCTTTAAGGCTATGCTAGAAAACATTTATTGCGTATACACAAATAACCGTTTTGATCAGGTATTATTATTTGAGTCTTTCCAGGATGCTTACAGCTGGTGCAAAGCTGCCACTAGATGGAGTGAAAAAGAAATATATGGCAATATTAGAAAGCCTATAAAAACTGGAAACGAAAAACACGCAAGTATATTTGATCCATATAGTATAGTAGGATAATAAAACTTGAATCTGTAAATACAGATATCCAAGTAAAAATACAATATAACCTTTATATATAAAATATAGCAAAATAACAGTAAAAAGAGCTGGAAAAGTAAAATCCAGCTCTTTTTATTATGTATATCTGTATAATATATATGGAGTATAATTATATAAATATATCTAATATTAAGTTTATTAGTATATAATAATATATATGTATTTAAGGGGAGGAAGAAAAAGTTGTATAAAAGTATACCAGGATATAAAAGCGGCTCTTTTAGTTTAATTTATAGAATGATTTTTATTTTTGTTTATTTGTTTTTGTTTTTTTATTTTATTGGTTGTTGTCAAGCTCTCACAAAAAAATTATTTTCTCTCCATCCTCTAAAAGATCCTGCTGCCCCTGCTGCCTTGCCTGCTTTCCGGCTCCATGATCTGGTTGAGCTTATATTCTGTATTAGTATTATATATTGTTATAAGCTTGTATTTTCCTATTTAAGGCCTTTTAAGCTTATAACCTATGGCAGCAGGCTTAAAGCCCTTAAGCCCCAAATACAGCCTTTAAACGCTTTATAAGGGGATCCCCGGTTTATAAGCCCGGTTTCCTCTGGATATACCCCAATCCCCTTTATAATAAGGAAGAAAAAATTTTTTTATAAAAATGTGAACCTTTTTTAATATTAAAACAGTCTTATAAACTGTAAGCGAACAGTTTATGAAACCTGTTTGACAGGTTGAATGAGAGCGGGTTTTAATACCACAAGTATATATTATTATACATAAAACAATATGTATATAATGTTATATAACTATAGTATAACAGGATTATTATATATAATAATATATCCTGTTATTTTATTGTAGATGATCTCTATATGTATTTAAAATAAATTTAAAATAGTTATTGATTTATTTTAGGATCTGTGGTAGAATAAAATAGGCCCCGGGGAGGGCCTGCGGTCATGGTCAATGGTCCTCTAGGGCGAACGGACCACTTCTCTCCCACTAATTTCCTGTATACCCATATATAAAGGCCGCCCTTATGTATTGCCCCAGAATAGCCTTATGGCTTTGTATTTGCCCATTTAAGGCGTTATTCCAAAAAGCCCCTATAATCCCAAAGGTAAAATATAAAAGCGTCATACAGAGCCATATACGGCTTTACTGGTTGACATTAAAAAGTTTCCCCTGTATAATATCCACAACCTTATAGGAGCCTGTGGAATTATTACAGGGGTCTTTTAAATATAGGAAGTAAAAATTCAATTTTAAAATTTTTGTTTTGCATTTTCCAGGCTTATATAAGGGCTTTATTATATAAACTAAGGAGGATAATGTCATGGGTGAAATTACAGAAAGCCCTGTTGACTATTGGAGGTCAGAGGATGGCCTTATGCTGCTGACTGCATGGGCCAGAGATGCTGTGCCTTTAGGAGATATAGCCAAAAATGCAGGAGTTTCTGGTGTAACGCTCCTGAATTGGAGGAAAAAGTACCCTGAAATAGATACAGCATTAAAAACAGGGAAGGAAGTGGTGGATTACAGGGTCGAGAACGCCCTGCTAAAGGCCGCTTTGGGGTATAAGTATAAGGAAATAAAGGTTACTGTCGGAAAGAAGCTGTTCAACGGGGAGACTGTGGAGCTGCTTAAGGAAACCACGGAGAAGGAGATGGCCCCCAATGTCTCCGCCTGCCTTGCATGGCTGTATAACAGGCAGAAAGACAAATGGAGGAAGAACGGCGAGAAGCCTATGGAGCTTGACGAGGAGAACAGCAATATCAGCATAACCATTGTAAGGGGTCCGAAGGATGACGGGCTTGGGGATGCGGTAAACAATGAGGTAAAGTTCCAGAAAAAGCCCGGAAAAACCAAAAAGGAGCCTGAAAAGGAGGAGGATGACAGGGATTACTGGCCCGATGACTGGGAAGACGAATAACCCCTGTTTAAAGTGAAATGGCAAAAGCTACAATGAACATAAGCCCCGCCTTTGACAACTTCATATTTGACTGGGACTATGAGGTATACCTTGCCATAGGCTCCTACGGGAGCGGGAAGTCCCATGCGGTAGTCCAGAAGATAATCCTGAAGTGCTTTTCGGAAAAACGGAAGGTATGCGTGTTCCGTGACGTATACGACACGCACAAGGAGTCCACTTTTGACCTGATAAAGCAGATACTTGAGGATATGGGGCTGCTTGCGGAGAACGGGGTCAGGAGGCACCCTGTGAAGGTGTGCTTTAAAAACTCCCCTTTGGAGTTCAAGTTCCCCAACGGGAGCAGGATAATATTCAAGGGGATGGATTCCACAGAGAAGCTGAAGTCATTGAACGGGGTCTCGATAGTATGGATTGAGGAGTGTTCCGAGGTAAGCTATGAGAGCTACCTTGAGATACTTGGGCGTATAAGGACCCCAAGCTCCTCAATGCACTTCATACTCACCTGCAATCCTGTGGGCAAGTTCAACTGGGTGTATCAGACGTTCTTTGAGAAGGTGAACGATGACGGAAGCACCACCCGGATATTGTCTGACGAGCTTTTATATAAGGAAAAGACGCTTGTCAAAAAAGGCGTGTACTACCACCACAGCACCTGTGACGATAACCCTTTCCTTCCTGGGTCATATATAAGGAGGCTTGACGATCTGAGGGATTATGACCCTAACCTGTGGATCGTGGCGAGGCTTGGAAGGTTTGGAAGCACGGGAATGAGGGTCCTTCCCCAGTTTGAGACAATGCAGCACAGGCTTGTCATGCAGGCCGTCCTTGAGCTTCCTGACAAGTGGCACAAGATCGGCATGGACTTCGGGTTTGAGACAAGCTATAATGCGGTGCTGAAGGTGGCCGTGGATGATGCCCATAAATGGCTCTACATATATGACGAGTATTACAGGAACAGGATGACCGATGACAAGACGGCAGAGGCCCTGGTGGACTGGGACGAGGACATAAAGGACGAGCTTATAAAGGCTGACAATGCGGAGCCTAAGAGCATACAGTATTACAGGCAGCAGGGGTTCCGTATGCGCCCGTGCAAGAAGCTGGCGGATAAGAAGTCGGAGGGTAGCCGGATAGCCAATACGAAGAAGGTAAAGCGCTTTAGGCGCATTATATGCTCAAAGAAGTGCATAAATACCATAAAGGAGCTTAAGGACCTGACGTACAAGAAGAACAAGGACGGGAGCATAAACGCAAGCCAGTTCAATATTGACGCGCATACCTTCAGCGCCATATGGTATGCTTTGGATGACTACACGGTTGCGGATGTAAAGGACAAGAAGAATAACAGTTACAGAGGAGCGTGATTATGGAAGAGGTAAAATCTTTTGTTTTAGGCAGGAACAGGATCCCTGCATGGTTTGACGATGCCTGCGCCAAGGGGAGGGCGAAGCTTACGCTGGGGCAGGACGGCAAGGCGAAGGAGGCTGTGGTGCATATGGTCTCAAGGACTGTCACGGCTTATGCGGGGGACACGGTAATGCTCCTGGAGTCAGGCCTTGCGGTCATCCCAAAGGAAAAGGCCAGAAAGTACAAGGTGCAGAGGAAATGACCGCCGGGAGCTATAAGCCTGCTGTTGGAGTGGAGTTCCGCACAAAAGAGGGGGCAGATTTATACAGTTATTATGATTCGCTGACGGAAATGCAATGGAAAAAGCTGTTCGCAAGGGAATGGGAGGGCATAAAGGCCTTCCTGTCGGGCGCGGCCGCTTCTGCGGGGACGCAAAGCCCCCTTGCCGGAAGGGGCAGCTCTTCAGGGCTTACTTTCGGGGGGTGAGCATATGTTTCCGGGATTTAAAGGCGTTACAAAGAAAGAGTACAGCAAGCGCTGGATGACGGTATGGCAGTATTTTGTGATGTTCTGGTGTTCGGTGTTCTTCGTAGCCGACATAATATGCAACCAGGCGGAGCATTGCGTGGAGCTTTGCATATGCCTTGTGACGAGCATTGCGGCCATATTTGTCCCGTACCTTGCGAAATCCTATTTTGGGAAAAGGAACGAGGAAGAGAACAAAATGATCGAGAAAGGGGTTTTATTCCCCGAAGAATGGGAGGATGATCTGAAATGACAAGTGAATTGGTGTTAAAGGTGTTATTGTCTGTAGTGTCTGTAATTGCTTCTTTGGTCGGGATCTATGTAATACCTGCCCTGAAGACAAGCAAGCATTATAAGGAATTTGCAATGCTGAATGACTTTATGATTGATATGGTCAGGTCGGCCAACCAGATATATACCCCGCAGGAATGGAAGGAGAAAAAAGGGTATGTCCTTAAGCTTGTGACTGACTATGTAAACAGCAGGACAAGCCTGGGGCTTATGGAGGATCAGATTGATGCGCTGATAGAGGGCATTGTCAGGGAGGTAAAGGTCTATGACGGAGCTGAAGGTGCTGGCAATAGTGGTGATACTGTTAATTAGCTTTTATTTGGAAGGGGTGTGCATAGATGATTAGTCCTGATACTGTTTTAAAGATCGCGCTGAAGGAGGAGGGCTATCTGGAGAAATCCAAGGCCGCCTACACAATCAATAAGGATATAATATATGAGAAGACCGCCGGGGCGGGGAGCGACAATTACACCAAGTACGGGAAGGAAATGCACTCCGTGCTTCCGGGGGTCATGGATTTTCCTGCAGCTTGGTGCGACTGCTTTGTTGATTGGTGTATGTATAAAGCATATGGCGCTGAGGATGCGCAGAAGGTGCTTTGCGGGCGTTTTGACGATTACACGGTCAATTCCTCCAACTATTACAAAAAAGCTAACAGATGGGCAAATAACAAGCCTGTGCCGGGCGATCAGATATTCTTCAAAAACACGACAAGGATATGCCATACCGGGCTTGTGTATAAGGTTGATAAAAGGTATGTGTATACCATTGAGGGGAATACTTCAAATAAAGGGATCCTTGTCCCGAACGGCGGGGCCGTGGCCAAGAAGAAGTACGTCCTCTCATATGCCAATATAGCCGGATATGGAAAGCCCAAGTATGACGTAAGGGCAACCTGTGTCCTGGGGGACTGCAATGCCGATGTGGTATATCTGCAGCAGAGGCTTATGGCTTTGGGATATCCTCTTCCCAAGTGGGGCGCTGACGGGGATTTTGGCGAGGAGACTTTCAAGGCGGTTAAGCATTTCAGGAACGACAATGGGCTTAAATCCAGCGGGACTGTGGATGCCGCCTGCTGGCAGAAGCTTGGGTAGCAAGGAGGGCAGGCATGGACCGTGGGACTAATCCTTTAGTTATACTTAAGCTGCATACGGATCTGGACCTGGAGTATGTGGAGGAGTGCAGGGTTGTTGTTTCAAGCGAACAGGAAACGCATAAAATAGCCTACTCCAATGTCACGATTGACAGCGAGAACAAGACTGCCTCATTCCAGATGACGCAGGAAGACACGTTGAGTTTTTACTCTGGCAATGTTAAAATACAGTTAAGGCTGAAATTTCAGAACGGATCAGTCAAAGCGTCAAAAATTGTCATGGCCAACATGAATGACTGCCTGGAGGATGTGGTGATATGATGGCTAGTTTTGAGGATAATACGTTTGATATAGAAATTGCAACAGAAAGCTTTGATATGGATTTTTCGGAGGGAATTATTGTTCAAGGAGACAGGCTTCCGAATTATGAAGGGGAATATGAAGCTATTCCGAAAGTTACGGAACAGGCATTTCCTACAAAAGATAGAAGCATGGTTGATGATTTTATTGTTTTAAGCATTCCCTATTCTTCTGTTTCTAATCCGCAAGGTGGTTTTACAGTAACAATAGGACAATAAAGGAGGAATTTATTATGAGTGCAGTTTCTAAAGTTATTTATGGCAATCAAACATTGATTGATCTTACGTCTGATACGGTGGAAGCAAGCAAGCTTCTTACTGGTTTTACGGCTCATGGAAGGGACGGTGAGCTTATAGAGGGTTCTTGTGATTTTGATGCAGATACAAGTGATGCTACGGCAGTTGCTTCTGAAATACTTGCTACTAAAACGGCCTATGTA